TTCCAATTTTTGTCAATTCCTACATTTCTAGCAATGTTTGTGCTATCAGTAGATGAAAACGGTAATTTAGTAAATATGTTTGGGTCTAGCATACGCAAACCATGTAATTTACATATTGGTCTACCCATATCATCACAAATTACACGCATAGCTTGGCCCATTTTTGACCACCAGGCATTAGTACCAACTGTAGCGTACTCACCAGAACTACCAATACAAACACGCACATAGTAATTGGCTAATTGTTCTAATCTTTCTAGCGATTCGTGCATATGCCATACCGGTGCGCCAAACCATTTAGGTAATGGGCAATCTTCTAATAGCGCATCATTGTCAGCTTCCGTGCCATCAATTACATCTGGAATACAGGCAAAGTCACAAGATGGTACTTTTTTAAGATTTAGCGCCCAATCATAATAGGCATCCCAATTAGTAATAGGCTTACCGCTTTTCCAAGCACTAAAAGCGCCATTGTCTATGGCAAATGATTGGCAAACTTCCAAAGCAGTTCCAATCTGGTCTGAATGGGCATAAGACACAAAGGCATGACCGGCTTGAACAGCATAATTAGCAACAGTAGCTGGCGTTATAGGCAACCCGTGATAATGAATCATAAGTAGTGTTCTTTTTGCAAATTATTGTTTTTCATATATTTTCTAAATTTATAAAAAATTCCTTTTAATGCAGTTTCTACTTCTGTTTTTGATAAACCTAATTCTTTAGCAATATCATCAATATTCATATCAGTACCTTCCCTAATATAAGGGTTAAGGTTTTTTGTTCCTTTTTTTCTCATCGGGTCATTCTTTCAATGTTTCGGTTTGTTGCTGATTCTGTACGCCAGGCTTCAAATCTCATTTTGGCTGCTTCCAACTGCCACCTAAGCGCTTCTGTTTCTTCAGTCGCCAAACCAATGGCCTCACATAACTCCTGATAAGCCTGCGATTTATACGCATCCATTTCTTTGCCCCCAATCGTTGTTGCTTCTGACTTAGACATTTCAATAGCTTTAAGGCTATGTTTAAATGCCTCGAATTGTGCGAGGTTTCCCTTTGCCTTTGCATAATCTGGCGCTTTCTTGAAAATGAAGTCGATTGCATCATTTGGGTCATAGTCTTTCATAGTTTTCCCCATTGGTCTGCCATAGCATCAGCAATACCTTGGAATGTTTTGTTGCGAATTTTTTTAATTTCTTCGGTGTTATAACCAATCTTTTTACCATTTGCGTCAGCTACATCATGCGACCAACTAGGCATTTTTTTGCCTGTTTTGCTTACATAAAAACTACCTTTATCAACAATTTTTGTGTGTTGCAACAATGGTAAGTTTTTAAGCCACAAACAAGTAGTTTTTTGTGCTTCGTGCCCAAACTGCCAAGGTTGAATTATTTGGTCAGGTTTTCGATAAATTGATGACATTATGCCAACTGGGTTTTCTACAGCAATTCTAGGTATATCAGCATTGGCAACCTTTAAAAAGAAATCAATACCTTGTTGTTGTCTGCCGTCTGCCCTTTTTTGCGCAAAATGTTTTGCACCGCTAACAGCTAAATGAGTACATGGTGGAAACGCAATCATCATATCCCAACCATCATCAATAATGTCAAACATATCGCCTTGATAATGAGGACCACCTCTATCTGGTTTTTCAATATCGCAACTTACTGCATCGTGACCAGCTTTGATAAACGCATCACGCACAGTTCCACTAAATTCACACGCAATGAGAACCTTCATTTGAGGTTCATCCATAAACCGATTTGGGCTGCTGCGTAACCTAACCATATAAATGCGTTAGATGGCGACCCTTTAAAGTATTGTGCAAGGCCTACTACTAAATACCCAAGCCCTGTTGCTGCGACAATGTATCTTTCAATATCCATTTTCCCCATTCTCCCCTGTTTCCTAAAGCATACTGCTGTTGATAATCCGCAAAATATTGGTGTAAAACTTGTTTACCAATAATGTATTCTCTAAACCACTTTAAACCTTTTTTGTGTCGTAAATTACACAAAAATCTTACAGCACAGCGATGTTTAGCTTCCTCATACATTTTTGTTTTAAGCTGTCGTAAGAGTCGTAACCAGTACCCAAGACACCCAACTCCCTTGCTTTAGCTTCAATACCTTCGTTAGAAAACATCCACTTTTTGTCAATCTTTTCTTTCTTAGGTTCTATTACCAATTCATCTTCCCATCTTTCCGCATTTAACCATGTAGAAGGATGGGGGATAAATTCTAACTCAGTTTCTTTTGTTCGCCAGTATTGGCAATGTGTGTCAATAGCTTTTGCAGCCATAAGTTGTTGTTCTGCGGAAAGTTTTGCCCAGGCTTTTCTTGCAGTTGCTTTAGCAATTTTTCGTGGATATAAAGACCAGAATTCATCAAACATTCTCCTCTCCTATTGCAATACTCTAGGTGTTGTTGGTGTTAGTGGGCTTGGTGGTACTGTATAGCTAGGCTGTCCAACTGTAATTGAACGATTACTAGAATCTGTAATTACAACTTGATTTGGGTAAATCGTAGCCGTTTGTGTAGTGTAGCCCATAGGGTTTACAAACTGTGCCGTGTTCCCGTTTATTTGGACTGTACCCATACTGTAGCCAGCAGAGTTGGTCATCTGTATTTGTTGAGCTTCTGCCGGTATGCTGTATGCAAATAAAGCACCTAATATTGCGCCTAGTAAACAAGCACCTAAAAAGTCTTTTACTGTAGTTTTCATTCTGTTTCTCCCCATACACCTACATTAGAAATGCCAGTAACCTTTAAAAGCAATAATTCTGGTTGTTTTGTCAAAACATTTGTTAAGTATTCAATTTGTTCCGATGGTGATACATCGTTAGGCAAATCAAAGGTAAGTGTTGTTTTGTATTCTATTTGTGGCATTAAGTTCCCCTTAATAATTGTGTGGTGTTGCGTTTGCTTCTTTGGCAGCTTGTTTAGCGCCGGCAAGAGTTACATAAACTTTATCTGAAAGTACGCCTTGATTTATAGCAGCACCAGTTGTAATTAACAGTCTAAAACCACCATTACGCCCACGACCTTTGTAGATATGTGCAATCATTTAAATCCCCTTTAAATGTTTTTTTACTTCTTTGATGTCGCCTTTAGATAGAGCCAAGCCAGCTTTGTATCTTAGACACATTTCTTTAATTCTAGTTGTTGTATCGCGATTAGGCCATTCTGCATCACCAAAAGCCCGTGCGCGTTCTTCAGCAGTTAATTCAAATGGCAAACCCAATTCTTTGCTTGCCTTTAAATCTACTAATAGCTGGTCATTTGTTCTCATCTAATTTCCCCTTAAATGCGTTTCGATGTATGTAGTTTCTTAGCCTTTGCAAGAAAAGTCACCTATGACAAACCCTTAGTTGCAAATATGAGACATTTAGGCATAGCTTGACCAAGGGTGATAGGCAACTATCAACTGACCCAATGTCTTAGAAATACCAACACCTAGTCCTACACGAAGTTAATGTTCATTCGATGAAGAGTTTGTATCACCCATGACCTCTTCGTCTTGTGTAGTCGCCATTTAACGCTACGAGGCTTGCAATGGGGTTATCACCAGCCTATCTTTTCTTCCACGCCACCGATTTAGGTGCTTAGTACGCCTGGAGTGCGGAGGATGATACTACTCCTCATCTGCCTCTTGTTGCAAGCCAAAACTGTTGGGTTTTTCCAACATCTCAGGCCAGATTAACCAGAAGTTGTTTGGAAACAAGTCCTTACGAGTTACAAGCCCATGTGATTCTTTTTCTATTCTGGCGGCTAAAAACAACAATGGCCCATGCGCGATACCTCTTTTGCGCCAAGTTGAAACAGTTGCTTGGTCACATTTGCACATTTTTGCTACTTTTGCAGTACCACCTAATATGTCAATTATAGCTGAATCGGTTAGTTTTAATTTTTCCATATTGCACAGTTTAACCCACCTGTTGTTTATTTGCATAACTTAACAAAAAAGTATTTGCAAAACCAAATTCTATGATAAAGTGTAGTTATAGCAATTTTGCTATGTCATTTAAGGGGATTTAAATGGTTGCTCATATATACAAAGGTCGTGGCAAAAATGGCGGTTGGGTTTTGTTGATTACAACTGGCGCTGCCATCAATGAGGGTGTTCTTTCAGAAAGAACTTATGTATCAAAAGTAGTTGCAAAACAAGCAGCTAAAGAAGCTGGTGCTACACCACACAATTATTAAGGGGAAAAATAATGTCTGAATTAAACCAACTAATGCTAGAACACGAAGAATTTTTAGAAGAAGCACTTGTCTGCATGGAATACGGGGGTGAGTTACTTACACAAGCCCAAGTAGACTGTATTCGTCAAGCCTGTGGCAAGCCTAACCGCCATAGAAACAATCATGTTAATCCTGTGCTGCGTGATGTTATCAATGACTTTGGCAAAATCTTTGGAGGCAACCATGCTTAATCATTCAGAAAGCATTGCTAACTTAACTTTGGCTTTGTCAATCGTGCAGGGCAAAATGTCCCATGCCGTTAAAGACTCAACTAACCCTTTCTTTAAATCTAAATACGCTGACTTAGAGTCTGTGTGGGATGCCTGCCGTAGCTTGCTATCAGAGAATGGTTTGGCAGTTATGCAGTTTCCTGGCATTTATACAGACCATGACAAGTCTATGTCCTTGACTACCATTATTAGCCACAAGTCTGGCGAATACATTAGTCAAGAAATGTCTGTACCGGTCACTAAAGCAGACGCACAAGGCGCTGGGTCAGCTTTAACCTATATGCGTAGATACGCATTAGCAGCAGTAGTAGGAGTAGTGCAAGCAGACGATGACGGTAATGCCGCTTCGTCACCTAAACCAGTAGTAAAAGCAAAGGATATTTAATCATGGCATATGTACCAAAAGAAGGTTCTGGGAGTTTATTTAAAAATGACCGCAAAACAACAGAAAATCACCCAGACTATACAGGCAGCATTATGGTCAATAACCGTGAACACTATCTATCTGCGTGGGTTAAGGAAGGCACAAAGGGCAAGTTTTTTAGCGTATCTATCGGCAAAGAAAAACAACCTAAAGGTTTTACTGAAGCAGGCAGTAATGAGTTGCCTAAAAACACTATTGAAGATGATGTACCTTTTTAGAGGATAATATGAAAACCGCTATTAATGACATTATTCAGCAAAACATTGAGTCAATTCACGATGAGGACTTTCATGTTGATGAAACAAGGCAGTTAATATCTATGACTACTGAGGGGTTGGTTAGTGTTATTAATACGGTTGTCAGAGTCGCTGC